ACCTTTTCCAGCTCCTCGGTGAGCCAGTAGCCCAGGGAGATGAGGTTCTTGGTGCCTGGGTCAGCAGCGTACGTCTCGGAGCGGCCGACCAGCCAAGGCGCGAACAGGCGGTCGAGGTCTGCCTCGACTGCCGCTCGGATCGCCTGTGCTGTGTACCGCTCGGGCATCAGCCCTCTTCTTTCTTCTCTTCCTCTTCGATTTGGGTCAGGACGACCTGGTAGATCCCGCCGTCGAGCTGGAGGCGGGCGACGTTGGCGGTCGAGTTGAAGAAGTACTGCTTCTGCGGTTCCTCACCCTTGGCGCGAGCCAACAGGCTGAGCGCAGCAGTTAGCTGCGTGAAAACGTTCGGCACGTCGGGTGTCTTTTTGCTCACGGATTCTCCTCTACGATGATTTCGTCGATGCGTTGTTTGACGCGGTCCTGGCTCTCCTTTGGCAGCTTGTCGCCCCAGAGGGTCAGGAAGTCTTGGAGGACAGTCTTGTCGTGCGAGGCCAGCGCCTTGCGGAGCTCCTCGCGTACCTTCGCCATCTCGGCGCGCTTCGCCTTGTCGTCGCTGCCCATGGCGATAGCGAGGGCAGCGACACCCAGGACCAACAGGATTGCGAATGCGTCAACGACTATCATGTCTCACCATTCGTACGGTGGCCTGAAGCAGAAGTTCCCGCCGTGCAGGCCCCCACAGCGTTGGCAGCGGAAGAGCGCCTCAACCACGATGTAGCCAATTACTGCCACACCGATGATAGCCCACTCCCACCAGACCATGCCTGCTACTCATACAACAACGGGCGCTGGATTTTCACCCAGCGCCCGATCGGGAGGAACGGAGTTGTTGCGTCAGCTCTGTGACGAGTCGGGCGGCGTGACAGGAGGCACGATCGTGGTCGTTGTCACCACTGTCCCGGGCGGGAAGCCGCCGGGCTCGCAGCTCGTCTTCAAGCCCGCCAGCAGGCTCGGGTCGAGCTTGCTGGGGTCGAGCTGGCCCACGTTGACTGCACCACCGAGCGGGTTGTTCCCGCCCAGGTTGTCGCCCGTCGCCGCGTTGTACGTGGCCTGGTCGAACAGGTTCTCCATCGTCTTCTGCCCGCTGCCGCGGTACGAGGCGACGTTGGCCGACAGGCTCGAGATCATGCCCCGGGTCTTCACCTCAGTCGCCGAGTAGGACACGGTATTGGAACCGTGGACGCCCAGGCTGGTGCCGATGGCATAGGCGTCCTGGTTGGCGCCGAGGAAGATGAACTCCCACTGGTACTTCGACCGCTGGTGGGTGATCATGTCGAAGATGCGCTTGCGACCTGGCTCGCCGCGGAACTCCTGGCTGCTGTTCTCACCACCGTCGCTGACGATGACGAACAGCACCTGGCTCGGGCGTTCAGTCTCGGCTGTCCTGCGGAGGCGCTCGCCCACCTTTGACACCGTCTTGCCGATGCCATCGTAGAGAGCGGTCATGCCCCGCGGCTCCAGCGTGTACGTGGGCACGTTCCACAGTGACAGCGCCTCGTACTTGGTCTCGTACGCGTCATCGAAGTCGTACAGAGACACCAGGCACTCGCCCGCTACCTTCTTCTGCTTCTGGATGAACTCGTCGATGCCTGCGGTCATGGCCGCGGCGATGGTGCTCATCGAGCCGCTGCGGTCGACGAGGAAGATGATCTCGGTCTTGTTTGCTTTCGTCATGTTGTCTCACATCCTCATCAGCATGGGCACGTGGTCGATCTTCTCGTATTCCACACCATCGTGGTCAAGAGCCTCCCGTGCCTGGCATCTGAGGCAAGTCACTTTGGTGCCCGGATCGTAGTGACCGGGCGACACCTTACCCGTCATCGGGTCCCAGGTGCTGATGCTAGCGCTGCCGTCCCGCCAATAGCAGGAACAGCGTCCCTTGGACAGCTCCTTGACTAGCGCGACAGTTCGTTCAGTCATCGAGCCACACCATACACCGGGTCGTAGATCGAGTATTGGCGACACTCTTCGCGAGCGTGCCATTTCTTCCAGCACAGCTTGCGAGCGCTCTCGCAGCCACACTCGCCCGTGTTGTGGATGCCCTCATCATGCTCATTGGCGATCTCTCGCTTGCACTCGAGGCAGACCTCACGGGCCTTCTTGCAGTCTTCGCAGCCTTCGACCATCAGTTCATCACCGACACAGACGTCGTGCACGTGATGATCGGTGCCATGCCCGGCGGGGGATCACCGACGTAGTGGTCGCCCGGGTAGGGCTGCCAGGGCTGGACTTGCGGCCAGATCGTCGGCGGGTAGTAGGGCTGGTACGGGTAGTAGGGTCCTGCGACGCCCGGCATGGGCTGTCCGCAGTGGGGGCAATGGCCGCAGTGGCGGCAGGGATCTCCGTGGCTCATGGTTTTCTTTCAGTGTTGGACGCTGGGGACCCAGTGCGTGGTGCGACCGTCTTTGGTCTCTTCCCGCACGACAGGGTTGCCCATCGGGTCCGTCTGATTACCATACACCGCGAACCGTCTTTGGGCCCCACCTTTCGTGCCGTCCGCATTGCGGTAGGTGCTGATCGTCGCCCCGCCAGTCGCGTAGCTCGCACCCATCACGTTGATGATCTGTTCGCGGAGGACACGTCTCTCAGCTGGGGTCAGTGACCTGACCAAGCGGTGTGGCGAGATCTCGGCCAGGTAGAGCGCCTCGGCCTTGACGTAGTTCCCGATGCCCGAGACCACCTTCTGGTCCATCAGAGCCTCAGCCACAGTCTTCAGCGCCCGGCTGCTCAACCTCAGCTGGAACTCCAGCTCAGTGGGCGGGTTACGTAGCATGTCGGGCCCAAGCGAAGCCAGCTTCTTTGCGTGCTTCTGGGCATCGTTGACGAGGTGGATGGTGCCGAAGTGTCGGATGTCGTTGAAGTACAACGCTTTCGGGTGGACGTAGCGACCTTCCTCATCGAAGATGCCTCGTTCGGCGTAGTTGATGCCGAAGGTCGTGTACTTGTTCTGCTCGTCCCGCCACTGCCCAGACATCCCGTAGGTCACCCACATGAACCACGTGGTGTCGCCCCTCTTGAGCTGCCACCACATGAACTTGCCCTTGGCATCGATCGCTTCGATCAGGCACGGACCCTTGCTCAGGTCCTCAACGAAATCACGGAAACCCGTGGGTGGTTTCAACTTGGTGTACCGTCCGCCGTCGCCAATGAAAGCGTTGACAATGTGCTTTCCGACCAACAGCTTGCTCAGGTAGTCGGCGCTGCGTCGGACCTCGGGACCTTCGGGCATGAGCCTCAATGTACCACAGACGCTCACCAGGGTACACGTAACTGCGCCCAAACGAGATAGCTATGATCAAAGAGGTGCATTATGAAACGTCTGGCAGTCTGGGTTCTCGCGGTCGCGATGCCTGCCTGTTGTGTAGCTGCCAGGACGACGACGGTCAACCCGTCAACGCACCTGACGATGGTCGAACAGCTCGAGGCAGAGACACCTGCACTGGTCTGGTGGAGCGACAGCAAGGGTAACCACAGCTATGACCCCGATAACATCCCCAAGGGTTACGAGCTACGTCCCTACTGCGCCGCGGTCTGGGTCAGCCCGGACACCATGCTGACCGCCGAGCACTGTGTCGACGACATCGGCAAGCCTGTGACGAAAGCAGAGACAGACACGGACTCTGATGATGACGAGGACGATGATGCGACCCAGGTGCTCCAGCAGCTGCTCCAACAGCTGCAGGCGCTCAAGGATGAACAGCAGAACTGGACGCCAGTGGGCCAGCAGGTCCTGTACTCGAACAGAGCAGATATCGACCCCAACCACAAGGCCTACCATTCAGGCAAGGTCACTGCCGTTGACATGGTCGATGACCTGGCGTTGGTCAAAGCTGACGCGCCGGGCCAACACTTCATCGCGCCGCTGCGTCGGGGCGTCATCCACGACGGTGAAGAGCTCCACATCGTCGGGCACCCGGCGGGTTCATGGTGGACATACATCCATGGATACGTCGCAGGTGAACGGGAGAACTACTGGGACGGCAAGCACTACCGCCCGATCACGCAGGTGTCAGGTCCAGTCTTCTTCGGCAACTCGGGCGGAGGCGCTTTCGACGTGGACGGCAACTTGGTCGGCATCTGCGATGCGATCAGTCGCGTGCCAGAGACAGCGTTCTTCGTGCCCCGAGACGTGCTCCGCGGGTTCCTGGAGCACGAACGGGTCATCCCCGCGTTGAAGAAGGATCAGTGACCGCAGCCGCCGTCGTGGCGGTGCTTGCACTCCCAGGTCTTCTGGTCACAGTCAGTGTGACACGCCTTGTCACACACGTCGTCCTCGCACTCGGTCTCGCAGGTTCGCCAACAGACCCGGTGCCAGTCGTCGCAATCGCCCCCGTCTCCAGCGTCATCAGCGCCCATTGACGCGTCCCCGGTCCCGGTGTCCTGGGCTTCCCCAGCATCCCGGGCGCCGCTGTCCACCGCCCCCGAACCGCCCTCGGAAGCGTCAACTCCTGGCTGGCCGCTGTCTCCTACCAGCCCGGTGTCGGGCACCCCTTGGGACCCATCCTGGGACGTGGTCCCGTCCAGGGTCGTGGCATCTTGGGTGACCTGGCCCGTGTCTTGGCCGGAGCCAGCATCGTCTGAGCCAGCGTCGTCACCAGTCCCGTTGGACTGGACCTGTGCAGCACCGCCGCAGCCCAACAGGGCCGCAAGCAAGAGGGGGAGAACGTTCTTCATGGTGAGCTGGACCCTACACCCCGACGTGCTGCTTGTACCAGCGCCAGTACACAGTGAGAGCGTGATCGTTCGGGGCCTCGTCACCAATAACGCCACCACAGAAGATCTCCCATGACCGCGCAGCATACTCACCGATGCCGGGCAGGTCACGCGGGTCTGACCAGTCGCCCAGGTAGTGCCGGGTCATCTTGATCATGTTGTCGGTCCGCCTCGTGGCGAAGCCCAGGCTCCTGCACACGTCAGCGACCGCCAGCGGATCGGCTTCGAGGAACTTCTCCGGGGTAGGCCAACGTCGCTGGAACTCAGGCAGCACTTTCTCGACTTGCTTCCTGCTCGTCTGGTTCAGCATCATGCAGCTGATCAGGATCATCCACTCGTTGGGCCACAGGTCCTCCTGTAGCAACCCGAACGGGCTCCTCGGGGGCGTCCACTTGGGGTTCACTGGCTTCTCCTCGGTGTAGGGCCTCGAGCATGCGTTTCTCTTCGGTGACGAGCAACGCAAGCTCTTCTCGAGCGTTTTCCAACGACTTCATCGAGTCGGCGCGGTACTGGTTGTACGCCTTGTCTTGGTTGCTGCCGATGATCTTCTGGCGATGGTTGGTGATCTCGCTCTCCAACGTCTGGCGACGCTCCAACAGCTTGACCAGCGCCTGGTTCTTGGCGTTGAACAACGTCACACGTGCTTGGTTCTTCGCATCGAACTGCTTCTGGCGCTCGGCCTTCTCCGTGTCAAACCGTTGCTGGCGTTCCTGCCGTGCGGCATCGAACTGTTGCTGCTCCAACGACGGCTTCTCGGGTTTCTCGGGCGGGAACGCCGACTCAACCTGCCTCAGCTCGATCTCGGCTCGCTTCTCAGCCGCGTGTTTCTTGGTGCTGCTGACAGCACTGGTTATCATCGAGACAACGATGATGAGAGTGAGACAGCACGCACCCAGGATCAGCAACGTCGTCATCGGCTCACCTTGACCCATCCATCGCAGTACTCCCACCCGGTCGCACCGCAGCGTTTGCACTCAACCTCGTACGCAGCCTCGTCAGGTCCCTCACCACCGTACAACGTACGGGTGCGGCGGATCTTGTGCCAACCGTGGCGACACAGGAACGGGACCCTGGTCGGAACCTCCACAGCCGGGACATCGTTGACGCGATAGGGATCATTCACCGACCTACCCCGCACCAGCACATGTCCTCGCCGCAGCCCGGGCAGTCGGTGATCTCGACATCGTCGGGCGAGCAGTCCTCTTCGTGTTGCGGGTCAGCAACGCCCCACTGGTGGTTCTTCTGAGCCTCCCGGCCACCATCGAGCCAGCAGACACGGAACGGCTCGAGTGAGACGACGTGCCCGAACGTCTCGGGCTGTCCCTTGCGTTGGACCAGGTGCGCGACTTCGAATGTTTCAGGCATAGCGGTAGCCCGACAATACCCTACCCGCCTCCTCAAGGTCATCTGCATTCTTGATGGCCTGGTAACGAGCTTCGCGTGGCACGTGGACGAATTGGGTCGGGAACTCCTCGGTGTACTGCTGGAGCAGGCGTTCGTGCTGAATGACAAGCCTCGAGCCCACGTGCTTGCGGACCCGATGCCAACGCCACTCGATGTTGGCACGCAGGACACCGATGTCCACGATCATGCTGTTGGTGTTGTGCCACTTAGCCTGGTCAGCGAAGCCCGTGGGCAGGCGCCAGTCTTCAGCGACTTGAAGCCTGTTGTTGACGACCGCGATGACGCCGCCCTTGTCACCGGGCCGTCGGTCAATGACCTCGCAGGTGACGTCAGCACCCTGGCGCTTGTGGAAGCCCAACAGGCCCGCGTGTGGCGAACCCAACACGTTGTCAACGTTGCAGATGAAAGCGTACTTGACGTCCTTGTTCTCGTCCAGGACGCCGCCCTCGACCAACGCTGGGCCCACGTCACCGTGCCCCAACGGGTACAGGTCGGGCACTCCTGGTGCGATCAGGGCGAGTCTGTTATCAGGTGACAGCCTGTAGCCCTCAAACTGGGTGAAGATCGTACCACGTGTCTTGGGCGACAGTGCTAGCGACTTCATGTGGTGGGCCACGCTGTTCAACATGTCGGGCGACGTCATGATCCAGATGGGCATGTCGCCACCCTGCATCAGCTTCCACGCCAGCAGGCTGGTCTCGACGTGCGGGATCTGGGCGAAGACCTTGGGGCCACCCGCCCGTGTCCCAGCGCCACCCGCCAGGATGATGAAGGCGACCTGGCCTTCCTTGATCATCTGCTCGCCCGTCAGCTCGTCCACGGCAGTGATGCTGTCGGCGGTGAAGACGCTCTTCTCGTCGGGGTGATCGGGCAGGTACATCGCCGGGTCAGCGTCCTGCCGAGTCGTCATCCTGACCAGTTCCTCGTCGGTCAGGGCTCCCTGGCGGTGGACCCGAGCTTGGAACTCGGGCAGGACCTGTGACAGCTCTTCACGGAGCGACCGAGTGAAACCGGGCTCTCTCACTCGTCCTCCTCGTGCCAACCATCCTCACACAGGCGACACGCGCCGTCACCACGCTGTGGTTTCTCGCCTCGTTTGAAACGCCAGTGTACGCCGAGGAAGTGTAGGCCCTTCCTAACGAAGAAATACACGATGACGAAAGGTAGCAACCAACCCCAATTCATGGTTCAGTTCTTAAACTGTCGGTGTTGGACGAAAATCATGCAACGGGTGCTGCCCTTTGCATTGATCATCGCGAGCATTCGTTCCAGGTGGCCTTTGGTGAAGACCAGGGTGTAACCGTCTTTCACCTGGGCGATGGCGACGCCCTCGCGGTCAGCCATGTCAAACAGGTCCTCAACCCCGAAGTCTTTCTTGATGCTTTCGTCGCCCATGATGTCAACGTACACCACAACAACGCAGACTTCACTCGTGCGGGAGTCCCAACTGTTTCCAGAGGCGGATGTTGTACTTGCCGAACGGGCCGTTGAACAGGACCTCGGGCTTCACCCACCTGACAGCACCGCTCTCGGGCGTGTTGATCTCGCCCTCCACCTCGCAGGAGAAGGTGTGGGTGACGAACCCGTCGTCCTCCTGGTGGGTGAAGACAGGCGACAGTTTCGAGGCGATCAGACCCGTCTCCTCTTGCAGCTCACGGGCCGCGGCTTGCTCGGGCGTCTCGCCCGGGTCGACCTTGCCACCGGGCAGGCCGAACGCAGTCGGGTCGTCCTTGCGAGACACTGCCAGGACGTGGCCATCGTTCGTCAGGATGAGGCAACAGGCTGCACGTTTCACGTCTTGCTCCTCGTGCTCTTCATCGTTCTCCTCGTCGTCGAGGATGTTGCTGCTGGCGTTGGGCCTGATGCCCGCGTCGCCCGTCCCAGCTCCCGTCGGGTACAGGTTGCCGCTGACACCGTCCTTGCCGAACTCCTTGTTGCCGAAGCCGCTCAGGACCTCTTGAATGTACTCACGGAGCAGCTGGGTGGACACGGTGGCCTCCAGGTGTGGGACACGAAGTCGTGCTGGTGCAGACGGGCGGTGGTTCTTCAGAGGTTGATGCAGACGTGCTGCTCACGGGTGCTGCCGTCGGGTGCGACTGCACCTGCACCCGGCACTGACCTGCGCAGGTCCCGATGCACATCAACGCGAACATGAACCCCAGCAGGACCAGGAGGAACTTGCCGTTGCTATCGCCCTTCATCGCTCATACACCCTGAGGTCATGGAACCGCGTGTCGAGCAGGTTGTACATGGTTTGCTGTGCCTGCACCGCGTTTCCGTGGTAGCGGTGGAGGATGCCGGGCCACCGACGCATCACGAACCGGGTGACAACGTTGCGGTCCCTGGGCGACACCTGTCCACCAAGGTTGTCGAGCCAGTCTTCGGCGACTCGCTGGCTCTCCTTGTTCCCAGCTCCAGTCATGGTCCGCAGGTCGGTGCCCTTCAACAATGCCATCATCTTGGGATCGACGCGTAGCTCCTGCAGCGTCGCGTGGATGTACTGGCGCAGCAGGTCGTCCATCAGGTCCTCGGCTTCAGGAGCATCTTCACCAGCCAGACGATCGCGTCAACGATCGACTGCAGGTTGGACTTGGGGATGGCGGGCGCAGGAGGCGCTGGCGCTGGGGGTGGGGTAGGAACTGGCACGCTCGGCACGGGTGCAGGTGGGGGCGGCGTGGGGGCAGGCTGGTCCTGCACCAGGACCGGGATGCCCAGCTTGTCCGGGTCCCACCATTCCTGCAGCGGCCGGCCCAGGCTCGACAGGACGTTGCCCGTTCCCTCGGTGATGGCGTTGTTGGCGCGGCCGCCACCGCCGTGGTCAGCGTTGCCGCTGGCATCGACGTCGCTGAGACACCACTCGACGTGATCGTTGTTGGTGCCCGGGGTGTTGTACCGCATCAGGGCACCACGCTTGGGCATCGTCTTGCCATCGAACTTGACCAGGGCGCCCGTGTTGATGCCGATCTGCCGGACCCAGGACACCGCCATGCCCGATTGGTAGGGCTTGTTAAGGATCGCGTCCCGCACGCCCGCGGCAGCCATGATGCCCAACGCGCTGGTGGCGCAGTTGGTTGAGATGGTGACAACGCTCTCCGGGTTGTCGACCCCACGAGCTACCAGGGCACCAAGGTCAGCACGGCGGTTGCTGAGGCTGCAACCCACGTAGGACTTGACGAGCCTGACGATCCTGTCGACAGGTTGCTCGCCGGGCACCAGCTGCTGCTGGGCAACGGGCACGTTGGAGCTGTCGGGCGCCGGGTGCGGGACCGTTGCGGGCGGGACTGGCGGGAGTGCAGGGGCCGGGGGTGGCACCACGACAGACGTCGCACCGTCGGGTGTCAGGAACAGCTGGCGTTCGGCCAGCCGACGCTTGTAGAGGCCCGGGTCCTGGGTCAGCTTGCCATTGATGACGGCGTGGCACCACAGGAGCAACGCATCCGCCGCACCAGCGACGTCGCCTGCGTTGAGCTTGGTCCGCATCGATGACGAGGCCAGCGATCCCGTGCCGCAGTTGAACGTGAACGACACCAGGGCATCGAACATGTTCTGGGACATCGTGTAGGTGACGTCCTTGTTGACAGCACCCTCGGCGGTGGCAACGTCTTGGCCCAAGATCGCCAGCGCCTGGTCGTGGGTGATGCCGTTGGGGAAGCTCTCCCCGGGCCTGACCACGTGTCCAATGCCGATCGTGGGAATCCCCGCGATGTCCTTGTAAACGTGATCGACTTCGCCCTCCCAGTTGGCAATGAACTGCAGGCCGTTCTGAGACGTCTTCATGGCCTTAAGTAGGCCTGACAGGTCGCTCAGGCGGTCGGTGTGGCAGCAGGCTTGGACGACTTCAGTTTGGCCACGCTCGAACGGATGAGGGCCTCGATCTGGGTCGAAAGCTCCTTCATCTCAGCGTCGATGGCGCCAGGGTCGTACTGGCCCTTCAGCTTCTCGCCGATGCCACCGACCAGGTTCTGCAGCATCTCCTTGACGGAGCCGGTGCCTCCAGCGGGTGCCAGGGCTTCGTTGACCATCTGCTTGATGAGGTTGTCGGTGAGGGGGACGCGTGCCATGAGGGTAACTATGCCCCTCAGTGCAGGCTAGCAACGGCTTCGTCGAACCACTTGCCGACCATCCCGGCGAAGGGCCACATCCACCCGTAAGCGCCCGAGGTGAACTGTCCCACCAGCCAGGCTTTCTTCTCAGCGCTGGAGTAATCGTCGCCGTAGTCCTTGTCGGCCTGCAACGACTCGGTGTAGGCCTCCATCTCGAACCGGGCGCGGCAGTATGCCAGACCGATCGGGAAGAAGACGCAGAGGTACAGGAAGGCGAACAACGGGTACGTCAGCTTCCTTGCCTGGCGCATGTGGACCCGTTCGTGGCGCAGCAGGCTGCACTTAGTGTCATCGTCGTACCCGTCCCAGTTGCTGGGCAGGTAGACTGTCTGGCTCCACAACGTCGTCACGTAGGACGACATGAAGCTGGCACCCGCGAAGAACCCAATCATCCTCAACAGGAGGCTGTCCTTCTTGTAGTGCAACGAAAACGACGGAAACTCCGCCGAGATCTCGGCTTTCAGGGCGGTGAGGTCAGGCGTAGTGGTCATACCTCTACGTATGGGGCCGGGGCGGCACCTTGAGCTTGCCTTCGGCTACTGCCCTCTTGAGGGCGCCGATGACATCAACTACCTGACCCGCAGCCCTACGAGCGTCGATCTCGAAAGGGTTGTCGTAGTATGGATGAGCATACCTGCAGAACTTCAGCCCAACGTATGCCAGCAAGTAGAAGACGGGCAGGAAGATGCCCAGCACCATGCCCTGGCGGACGTGCTCCTGCTCGTGCCGCAGCGTGATGCGGGTCCTGTGGTTGTCCAGGTTGCCATTGATGACAACGATGTTACCGATGGTGTGCCCGTTCCAGTGACGCCAGGCCTGCTTGAGCAGGACAGGCATCTTGTCAGGGAGGATCTCCCAGACTAGCGCATCACCGTGGAGGCCGACGTTGTGGTACCAACCGAAGATGCTGAACAGGACGGCGTAGGCCAGGCCGCAGAGCGTAAGCGGGAGGGCCCAGAGCCAACCCAACGCTCGCCACGGCTGCTTCATATGCCCGCCTTCCAACGGGTAGATAGGCCAGTTTCCTCAGATGTTCATCCCCAGAGTGGATCGAAAGTGGCGACGAACTTGTCCCACGTCCCCTCTTTGAGCATGCTCTTGAAGGCCATGCTCTCGAACTCTGCCTTGATCAGGCTCCAGTCACGCTGGCACCCCGAGGACCTCATCTTCAGGGCTTCTTCGTCGCTCCACGGTTGGAGCTTGATGAGCTCGAAGTTGCGGTCGGCCTGCGCCTTCAGCTCTGGGCTGCTCTCGAGGAAGTTCATCAGAGCGTGTGGGTCGGTGGCGAGTTGGGCAGCCTTCTCGTCGTTGACACCGGGCAGGCTGGGAATGTTATCGCTGCCGTCACCTCGTAGAGACTTCCAGACGACGTAGCTGTAGTCCTGCGGGGGTTCGACGTAGGCCTTGGTGATCGGGTTGTAGAGCTTGACGTTGCCGAACTCCTGGAGCATCTGGATGAAGTCGGTGTCCGTTGACACCACGGTGAACTCGATAGCCGAGCTCGACCTGTAGACCAGGTTGTAGATCAGGTCGTCGGCCTCGAAGTCCGGGTGCTGGATGACTGTGATGGGCAGCATGTAGGACAGCATCCGCACGATGATCTCGTTCTGACGCCTGTAGTCCTCCTCGCTGCGTCGGCCCTCGACAGGCTTGAGCGCCTCCGCCTCACGTCGCTCGATGCGGTTCGCCTTGTACGAGGGCAGCAACGCCAGCTGGCGTCTCGGCGCGCCTTCCAGGGTGAAGTAGACCCGGGTGGGTGCCAGCTTCTCGACCAGCGACCGCAGGTTGCGGACAAAGTTGAAGACGACGTTGAAGTCACCCAGCTGGAAACCGCTACGGGCACGGTACATGAAGTTCGCACCGTCAATGATCAGGATCTTGCTCATATCAACACCACCCTCAGCTTGTCGGGTTCCATGTCGCTGTGACGGACAGGACCCCTGCCCGAACGTGCACGATGGTTGCGGTCGAACGATACCAGCAGGAAGAACCTACCATCAGGCTGTGGGTCAGCGAAGAAGTGAGCATCAGTTTGAGAAGTAACATCGACAACGACGCCCTCAACCCTGACTTCGACGACCCGGTGGGCAATGAAGCCATCGCCCCAGGTGACGATGTCGCCCACTTTGAACTGGCGCTGCGCCTTCTTACGTTCTGCTCGGGTCAGGTTCTTCATGTGTCCCGGTACGGGTGTCCCGGTGTGTCCAGCGACTGGACAGCGCTCTTGCCCATCAGCTCGGCGAACTGGTCCAGCGTCAGGTCACAGACTTCGTCGACCCAGTCACCGATGACGTAGAGCTGGCGACGGCCCTTCATCAGGCCGAACAGGATCGGGTCCTTGCGACGGGCCTTCTCGGCCTCCGTCTCAGCGTATGACTTGGCTTGTGGGTCGTAATGGAGGACGACGTAGTTGTCGAACAGGCCCAGTTCGTTGGCCCGAGCCTGCTTGGCGGTCACGCTCTCTGGGACGACCCGGGTGAAGTTGCGGACGTAGTCGAGGCGCAGGCCCTTCTTGCACTGCTTGTAGAACTGGACAATGTCGGCTTCGACCACGTACTTGGTCAGGCCCATCGACACCAGCTGCGTCTCCATGCGGTAGGCGTTGAGGCCCGCCGCGAGCTTCTCGTACAGGGCTTCCTGGCCCGCCTTCTTGGCGTTCGCCATCGCCCGCTCGTAGCCTGCGGCCCGGGCCTCGACGATGACCAGCTCCTGTTGGGTGTTCTTGACTGACTTGAAAAAGTCCTCGATCGACAGGGGCGGCTCGGGCTCGGGAGGTGGAGGAGGCGGTGCCTTCTTCCAGAATGCCAGCTTGTCAAGGATGCCTGTCTTCGGCTTCACCTCGGTGATCTGCCCGTATGGGAGCAGCGTGACCTGCGTCGTCCCGACGTTCTGGTTCCAGACGACGTTCGAGGCCATGCGGAAGTTGCCGCCGCTGTCCTCTGACATCTCGTCCTCGTCGGACAGATCGATGACGTTGCCCTTCGACTTCCCGCCTTTGCTCGGCTTCTTGTACTTGGGCAGGTTCCAGTCAATGCTCATGTCCTCCAGGACAATGAGGTGGTTGCCGTCGGGCGTGATCATGTGTTTTCCTTCGGAGGGTCGAAGCCCGCCTCGACGCCGATGACTTCGGTGTCTTCCTTGTTCGTCGTGACCTTGACCCAGATGTGACCCAGCTTCGGGTAGTTGCGATCCCGGCTGTCATCGCGGTGACGGTACGTCCTGACCGGGTTACCGTCAGCATCGCGGCTGAACGTCGAATTGGATGTGTAATAGCTGAGCAGCACGTGAGGGACGATGTAGTCCCAGACACGGACCCGGTCGTTGGGCTCGTAGGGGAAGAAGCGCCGGTCATCCGGGAACAGACGTTGGTAGTCGTCGATGGTCTTGATGTGATCGGCGAGGTGCAGCGGTACGTGGAGGTGCCCCGTCGCGATCTGGTGCTTCAGCTCGGCGAGCTGGCGCTCGGCATTGGCCTCGAAGATCCGCTTGCTATACGGATCGAGGAGCCTGTTGTGCTCGTCGCTGACGGCCTTGAATTGCTGTGCCAGGTCGACAGTCATCCAAGCGGGTGCCTTCTCTGTCTTGCGCCGGTCTTGGTACGCTTCGATGCCGTGGTGTACCCGGTTCAGGATGTCCTGCGGCTTCATCTTCTTGGGAGCCAACGCCTTCGCGTAGGCGGAGTCCTTGCCCGCGGTGAAGTCAGGTGGCAGCTCGTAATCGATGTTGTTGACGTCGGCGAGCTTGGCCCAGAACCTGATCTTGCCCTTGCCCGTCTTCGGGTCAATGATGCGAAAGGTCAACGAGTCGTAGTCGGCATCCTTCGTCGTTGCGCTCTTGCTGTTGGACCGCACGTAGACCCGGTCGACCTCCAGGAGGGTCCCATTGTCCAGGGTGATGGCCTTCCTTCGCATCTTGCGCGGCCATTCTCGTGGGTTGGCGGTGGGCTCGTAGCACTCGTGCCACCAGTTCGTCAGGTTGACGCCGTTGGCCTCGAGCAACTGCTTGTTGCGACCTTCGTAATAGACGTCAAATGTCCAGGGTTTCTCGAGGATGATACGAAACCCACATGCCGGGACGAACAGCCTCATGCCACCACACTACCACAGTCGCTCCCAGCTTTTCACCTGTTCATGACGTAGCAGCCAGCGACCATCAGGATCGCGCCGATGGCCTTCTGGACCGTGAAGGCTTCGCCCAGCAACCACCAGCACAGGACGAATGACAGGATCGGATAGAGCTGGGTGAAGCTCAACACTTCGTGGACGGGCTTCGCCTGGATGGCAAACAGGAAGGCATAGTTGGCGACTGTCGCCACGAGCGCTCCCACGGTCACCCAGAAGACGCCCCACTTGTTCCACACCATCGGGTCGCTGCGCCACTTCATCGTCAGGAAGGCGATGGGCGCGATGGCGCTGTAGACGTAGGTGCTGATGAGCTGGATCATCAGGGGTGTCGCGCTGCGCAAGGCCATCTTCTCGATGACGGTCCAGCTACCCCAGCCCACCAAGGCCAGTGCGATCCACAACGCTTCACGCATGGTCAGTTCACCTTCTTGGAGGCCTCCGCCTTTTCCTTTTCGGTCTCGCCCTCGGCAACCTTGCCGATGCCAACGTTCCAGGTGCACTCGCCGCTGCGGCTGACGACCAGGCTCCAGAACCTGCCCTTGACGTGCTTGATGACGTCAGTGACCTCGGCATGGATGCCCTGGGCATCGTTCATCTTCTTGTCTTCGTCGGTGAAGAGGTACTTCCAGATGGTGATGCCGATGACGCAGACTGGGCCGTCCTCAACTTCGGTGATCAGGTGTCGTCCCAACGGGCCCACTGTCCAGCCTCGTCGGATCAGCTTGGCACACAATGCTTCAGCGAAGTCGCTCTTGCTTGCTGTGACCCAGACGTACCAGGTGCCTGTCGTGATCGATGTTGCCACGCTCACCCCTGCTTCAGGTGCTCGGTCGTCGGCACCATGTAGTGACCGACCGCGACCTCGCCCTGCATCGCTTTGAGGACAGCGGAGTTGATGCCCACCTTGCCGAAGAAGTGTTCACGGTAGTAGGGAGCATGCAACACCACGGGCTCGCCTTCTTTCCTCGGGACTCGCATCAGCCCGTCAACGCTGTGTCCCCAGCTGAGGCTGACGAAGTCGTCGATGCTCAACGTCCTGTAGCCCAGGTCGCTGTACGCTTTCTCCGTCGTCTCCCACAGGTCGAGCAGCTTGTCGAAGCCGATGCACTCGCCCATGTAGATCATGGACACCACGCTGCCGAACTCAGCGCCAGCAGCGAAGTACGCCTCGATGACTTCATCGTTGCGGAAAGCCTGCTTGTCTTTGGCGAAGTTCCGTCGCCACCAACGTCTGAGACCCATGCCCCATCGTACCGTCGGGGCGGGCGGGTTTTCAACGCTTCTTGGCGGCAGGCTTCCCGGACATCTTCGTCCAGACATCGTAGGGCACGACCTTGAGGGCCTTCATCGCCATGTCGGCTGAGCCCCAGAACGCTTCGAGGTCCTCCTGGCTCTTGATCTCGCCAGACTTGACCAGGTCGACCACGTGAGCCTGGATGTGCTCGCGGACGCGCTCCTTCTTCATGTACTCGTCCGAGGCCGCGATCTTGGCCTCAGCCATCGCTTCCGCGAACAGGTGGCGCAGCCTCCCGAGCTTGATCCGCATCCCCGTAAGTATCCGCCTGCCACTGCTTGCGGTCCTCACGGCGCCTGATGGTGTTCAGTGTCTTGCCCACCTCGCGCTTTCGCCGGCGCATGCGGGGCTTCCGCGAGTGAGAGTACGTCTGGTTCCAACTCGCGGCGCTCATCCCTGGAGGGATTCGGGCACTTTGATGCTGCCCACCTTGGCTCGGGTGCCATCAGGGAGCTCGACCTCGAGCTGTTCAGTCTCGGCGGCAAGTTCTGCAGCGAGCATCGCCACCTCGGGTGGTGGTCCCTGGCGCTTCTTGGGCTGTGGTCGCTGTTGTTGCTGTTGCTTGGTGGGCGGCAACGGGGGTTGCCCGGGCACGGGCGCCTTCTTCAGCGAAGCCAGCTCGTCATCGCCAGGCTGCTCGAAGCCCGTCGGGTACCACTCGTGTGCCTTGGCGACAGCGCTCTCGATGACAGCGGTGATGCCCGCCGTCGCACGTTCCACCAGCGTCTTCTGCAGCTTCGCTGCCGAATCGAAGACCTCTCCGTCGAGGCTGTCGATGTCCAACGTCTCTTCTGTCTGGGTCGAACCCCTGACCATGTACGAGGTGACGGCCCCCTCTTCGAGGGTCTTCTTGGTCACCTCTTCGACGATCTGGACCGGGTAGATCCGGGTCTCGCCCTTTGGGATGACGTACAGCACCTGGCCGACACGGTATGCGGTCACGCAGCCCTCCCCTTGTTGCCCTTTCGCTTGGGGCGCGGGCTTTTCTTGGGCTCACGGGTGGGCACGGGTTGCTCCTCTTTGGCTGGCTCGACGAACAAGCCTGACGGGTCCTTCAAGGGCTCCGGGACCTCCTCTTCGGGCTGGGCTTCGTTCTCGATCTTGAAGACGCCCAAGGTCGGTGCCCCAGCCATCATCACGACGAAGTCAGGCGCCTTGTCGTTCAGCGGGATCCTGGCCTGCTTGCACGCGTTGCTGACCTTCTTCCACAGCGCGGCCTCGAGGATGTTGCGGTCCTCCGACCTCGCCACCATCTGGCTGACTGTCATCTGGCCGTCCGGGGGCAGCAGCACGTTGAACAGGTCCCGCAGGTGGAGCAGCTCCATCTGGGTCAGGGACAGCCCCCACGTCCGCAGGGGCTGCAACGCCTTGGGCACCGAGACCTTCTTCTGAGCCATGTGACGATCCTACTCCGCCCTGGGCGAACTGTTCGGTCTCTGTCGAACCAGCCAGCGCAAGCGTGGACGACTTGCCCCCGCTGATGGTGTTGGCGACGGCATCGAAGTAGCCCGTGCCGACCTCGTGCTGGTGCTTGGTGGCAGTGTAGCCACGCTGCTCACCAGCGAACTCTCGCTGCTGCAACTCAGCGTACGCCGCCATGCCCCTCTCCAGGTAGTCCGAAGCCAGGTCGAACATCCCGTATGACAGGGCGTGGAAGCCGGCGAGAGTGACGAACTGGAAGCTGTAGCCCATCTTGCCCAGCTCGTCCTGGAAGCGGTAGATGTCGACGTCACACAGCTTCTTCTTCCAGTTGAACGACGGCGAGCAGTTGTAGGCCAGACGCTTGCCCGGGAACTTCAGGTGGACCCGGTCAGCGAACTCCCAAGCCTGGTGCATGTTGGGCTCGCTGGTCTCGAACCAGAGCAGGTCGCAGTAGGGTGCATAGGCACAGGCTCGTTCGATGGCCCGTTGCATCGGGTCACCGCCCAGGTGCCAGAAGCCCTCGCTGGTCCTGCCCTTTGAGTGGTCGATGAAACGCCAGTCACGTTCGTCCACGTCGCTGGTGATCAGCTGAGCACCCAGGGCGTCAGTCCGACCGATGATGATCGTCGGCACCTCGAGCACGTCGGCGGCGAGCCGGGCAGCGACCAGGGTGCGAACGAACTGCGATGTTGGCACGAGGACCTTGCCACCCATGTGGCCGCACTTCTTCTCGCTCGCGAGCTGGTCCTCGAAGTGGACGCCCGCGGCGCCCGCCTCGATCATCGCCCTCATCAGCTCGTAGGCGTTGAGAGGCCCGCCGAAACCCGCTTCGGCGTCAGCGACGATGGGAGCCATCCAGTGGGTGTAGGCTCGCTTTGGGTCGCCGTCGTCATCGAGCGCGTCGATCTGCTCAGCCCGAAGGAGAGCGTTGTTGATGCGCCTGACCAGGCTGGGCACGCTGTCAGCGGGGTACAAGCTCTGGTCGGGGTATGTCTGCCCGCTGGTGTTGGCATCAGCAGCGACTTGCCAACCGCTGCAGTAGATCGAGCACATGCCCGCCCGGACCTGCTGCACCGCCATGTTGCCAGTGCTGGCACCCAATGCCCTGACGTAAGGCTTGGCATTCATCAATGACCACAGGCGGTTGGCACCGTCCTCGGCCAAGGTGTGCTTGATCTTGGTGCGCCCTTGCAAGCGCTTCACTTCAGCCCAGGTGTACGGACGCTCTATGCCGTCCCAGCGGTGGGTGTGTTTCAAGGCTACTGATTGGTAGATAGGGGTTTAGCGGGCCGCCACTCGACGAGTTTTTGCTGGGCCTCGTTCAGGTTGGCAAACCAGTCGTCCCAGGTCTGCCCTTCATCGAGGCACGCAGTGTAGCATGTCTTGATCGAATAGACGAGCCCGCACCGCTTGCAGGGCGTGCCGGGTGGGTCAGTGACGTGTTGCTGGTTCACTGGGCCGGGTCCGTCAGCGCCTCCATGAACAGATCGAACGCGTCCCGGCGTTGGACTGCGCTCTGGAGCTTGATGATCCGCAGCGCGAGCTGCAGGGTCTTCATGTCGAGCTTCGACTTGTACTCCTCGATCAGCTCCTTCTTGTCGTTCTTGAGCGTCTCGATCTCGTTGTCGATGTTCTCGGCCTTGCTCATGAACTCCTTGACGAGCTCGCGGACGGCGTTGATCTCGTCCGGCATCATCTCGGCGACGGCCTTGTCAGCGGTGGGTGCGTTCTTCTTTCCTCGTGCCATGAGGAGAACCCTACACCCTGTTCAGGTGATGTTTCCGCCCGTGATGAAGCCGTGCCAAGCGCAGCCGCCCGTCAGCAGGATCGATGGCGCCAGGGTCAGATCACCGTAGCCCGTCCCGCTGACGCGCCACCTGCCTGGCAGGGGCACAGCATCGGCTGGAACGCCACGATCGGCGAACCAACACAGGCACGCGTGGGTGCCGACGGGCCCGTTGTTCTTGGCGAAGCACGCTGGGCACAGGAAACAGACGCCCTGTGCTTCAGCCAGGGTGTCAACGTGGACGTGGTAGACCCTCGGGCCCACCACCTCTTCTGTGGGGTCGCCCGCTTTCCAGGTCAGGGGGTCGCCCAGGACCCTTGTCCACTTCTCGATGCGTGTCTCGTAGCGGACAAAGCGTGGTTCAAGATCGATCAGCCTCATGGCTGGATCTATCTCAGAGCGACTTGATCTTGCCGATGACTGACTGGTAGTCCTTCACCGCGGGCGAGCCTTCCAGCTTCTTGGCTTGCTGCTCCAGGCTCTTGATGTAGAAAGCCTTCATCGACTTCTTGACGCCCGCCAGCATGGTCTGCTCGGCGGCCTGTCGCGCGTTGGGCTCTACCTGTTGCAGCTTCTCCATGCCCTTCAGCGGCTTGCCCAGCTTCTGCTGCAGGTCCTGCAACGAGTTCGCCTTCAGCACCGCTTGTGCCTGCTTGAAGACCTGTTGCAAAGGCTCGCGGACCGCGGCTTCACCCTGCTGCTTCATCTGGCGTGCCAGCTTGCTACCGTTGATCGCTTGGACGACCTTCGGGTTGGACAGCAATTGCTCCAGCGTGGGTTTGGCTTTCCCGCCGTCCTCACGCATGACGCTCTCCATGCCCATGCCACCCATGTCGTACCCGCCACCATAGCCACCCGGGATGAGGTCCTCGATGTTCTTCTTCTTTTTCTTGCCACCGCCCACGTCCAAGCCCGTGGCGACCTCTTCGTCGCCGCCGATGCCGTACTCTTCCTTGACCTTGTCAAGCCAACCGTCGATGGTGCCGCCGGTGACAGTGCTGATGAGGTCCATCGCCACGCCCGGCGACTTCTTCAACAGCTTGCCCAAGATGTAGCGTGCCGGGTCGTACAGGAAGCCGACTAGCTGGACGTCGTTGTCCTTGAACGCATCCCAGTTCGCCTTGTAGACGTCGCCGTATTGCTGGCGGATCTTCTGCATCCGTTCCTTGTCCTTTGCGAAGATCTCGTTGTAGCTGTCGGTCAGGATCGGGATCAGGGTTGTTGCCACGGTCTCAAACGCGACCTTGGTCAGGGTCTGGGCTTTCTGGGACAGCTCCTTGGTCTTGCCCATCGCCGTCTGGACAACATCGGTGAAAGGCTTGACGAAGATGTTGAACAGCTGCTCGCCCGAGCCGAAGCTGACGCCCCACGGGTTCTGGGTTGCGTCGGCCATGGCAAGGTCGTAGTAGGTGCCACCGTCACCCCCACCGCCGCCTTGGTCCTCTTTCAGGACCTCTCGGATGTACTCCCTGAGGAGCTTGTCAGCCGCCATCCTCGTTAAGTACCACGCTCCTGCCCATCAGGAGGTCGATCGCTGCGGCGATCAGGGGCCTCTGGTAGACGTGGACCTGGGGCAGTGCATCGATGTGAAACCACCGGGCGTCCGCGACCTCGCTGTCAGGGTCATCGTGCCGGGGCTCTTCGCTGCCCACCACAGTGCACAGCCAGGAGACTACTGTCTTGTCCTCGTTCCGAAAGACGGTGCCCACGTTGGGCAGACGCTGGCCCAGCTCGACTTGGACACCAGCTTCCTCACGAACTTCTCGCTTGGCGCACTCTTCCAGCGTCTCGCCCGGGTGTTGGTGTCCCTTGGGAATGCCCCAGCTGTCCTTGTGAGCGAACTGCTTGATCAGGAGCACTTCGGTCTTGCCTTCCCGGTGTCGCACCGGGAGCCCGCCACACGACATTGTCTTCAGTCGTGCCTTGTTCTCTTTGCTCATGCTAGTTACACTATACCAGCCTGGGAGGGCTTGACACAGTGGCACGTATCGGCTTGGTACCCATGTCAGCGAAGCCCTACCACGCAGGCCATGACGGGCTCGTCCGTATCGCCGCCAAAGACAACGACAAGGTGGTGGTTTTCGTGTCCGAGACGAACCGGGACTACATCTCGGGTGAGGGCATGATGCGGGTCTGGAAGGAGCTCATCGAACCCACGCTGCCCAGCAACGTCGAGGTCGTCTACGGCGGCTCACCCGTCGGCCACGCCTTCAAAGTCATCGGCGACGCCGACCAGGCGGGCTCGCAGGACACCTTCAACGTCTACTCCGACCCAGACGATGCCAGCCGCATGGCGACCCTGCCGAAGTACGCTCCCAACCTGATGGCCAACAAGCAGGTCAACCTGGTCGGGGTCGACCGAACGGCAACAGTCAACGTGTCGGGTACTCAGATGAGGCAGTGGTTCGACGCTGGTGACAAGGAGCAGTTCACCAAGCACCTGCCCAAGGGTGTTGATGGCGAGCGTTACTGGGACACCTTGCAAGCGACCAAGCTCGACAAGCCCGAGCCGAAGGGCACCAAGAAGCCCAAGGCGAAGAAGCCCGTCCAGGGCGAGGGCCTACTCCGCAGCTACGTCCGTGAGGTCCTCAAGAGCTGACGGCGGGTAGTACCTGAAGTGTGCATCTCCCTTTGACAGGTCGAAGAAGTGCACCGTCGCGGCGAAGTCAACCTGCGGGATGACCAAGTACTGAGTGGGCTTCTCCACGGGTCGCACCAAGAAGATGTAGTCGGTGAAGAAGCTCTCGTCACCTCGCATCAGCTCTCGGAGGTAGCCGTCGAACTTCAGCATGCCCCGGGGGTCACGGATGATCTCGTCTTCCTGATGCACCTTGCCAGTTCCGTTCCAGTCCAGGTGGTTGAGGATCTCGATCGCGCTGTAGAAGTCCTGCTCGTCCTGGCGGTGCATGTTGCCGTACTCGAGGCTCTCGTTGACGGCATTGAGGAGCCTGACAACCCACTCGAGCTTCCTGAACTCGTCGTCTGTCAGACGCTTCCCTGCTTTTCGGATCAGCTCGGGCATGGTGTCGATGATCCGTTCAACCCGACGGCGGACCATGTTGACGTTCCGACGTGACGTAGCACCTCCGCGGAACGTGTAGTCGTCCGTTGCCTTGGTCTCAGCCGTCTTCCTGCCACGCAACGCATGGTCACACCTGCCGCCTTTGGGCGGGATAGCTCCCATCAGTGCGTTGATCTCGTTCTCACCTGGGCCCTTGCCCCGTGCGTACTTGATGTCAGCGGTCACTGGTGGCAGCGACAACCAGGTGTGGAACGCCGGGAACACGAACTCTGGTCCTTCTGGGAAGACGATGGGCGACAGCACGGGCCGGATCCGGTCGGTGAACTGTTCTGGGATCTCACCCAGCCGTATAGCGAGGCTCGACAACGTCTCCCAATCTTTGGTGATCTGCTTGGGGATCTTGTCTTTGGGGTGCATCCGTAGGTCACGCACCTTGGCCGCAGTGTTGCACTTGGCCCGGTCACGTTCCCACCGAAGCACCTCCTCAGCCAGGAACCGTTCGTGTTCTTCAAGCTTGGTATGGAGCAGCTCGTAACGTTCGAACGTCTCGATCCGTTGACGGATGATGGTCGACGGATGTTCTAGCTGCCGCAGAGGCTCTATACGAGTGCGGATGTCTTCAAGTGACATGCCCAAACCTACTCTACGAAAAGCGGTTCTACACCCGTTGCATCAGGCAAAGGTGTCGATGTACGTCAGAACTTTCTCAGGATCATCACCCAAGAGGTGAGGTGTCTTGCTGACCAGCTCACGCATCTCGGTGGCAAACGTCTGCATGATCTGGGGAGCCAGCTTCTTCCACCGCGAGCGGTGCAGCGCTTCGACCACACCCTCAAACGTCAGGGTCTGGTCCGCGGTGATCCCTTTCCCAAACACCCGGTGGGCGATGACATCGGGGTCCCCGCTGACGAAGTAGCGGTACGTGGTCTTCCACTCCTTCAGGACCCGGTCGTTCTTGCCCTTCTTCGTCTGGTTGACCTCATACAGGCCCCTGTCGAAGTCGATGCTCATGCGGGCTCGCTCCAGTGGCGATGCGCTGGGCCACTTGGCCTGTGAGGCGAAGCGAGTGATGACGTTGAGCAGGACGTTGCGGCCCACGCTCTTGACAGGAGAGAAGTCAGAGTGGCCCTCGTCCTGGGAGGTGCCGAACCGCGACCACCTCAGGTACTTGGGGTCGCCCACCATGACGTCAACCTGGAAGGCAGGCACGTCCATGAGGTACTTGAAGGACACCACGCTGCCCCCAGACTTCCTGACGCTGTCCTGGCCAAAGACCCTGACGGCGGCCTCGTAGAACGCTGGCGCGCCGCCCTCGAAGCGGCCCGCCACGTCCACGTCGCCCATCACCTGCTTCTTGCCAGTGCTGCCGATGAGCTCGATGCCCTCCAAGCCGATCATCTCGAGGTCAGCTTCCAAGACGGGCCACACGTGGTGGAAGTCTTCCAGGCTGACGGGTTGGAGGTCATCGAACGTGTTGTGCTGTTTCGTTTCGCCCAGGTCCATCTTCGGGATGTCCTTTCGTCCGTACTTGAACAATGCCATGAGCTGGTGTGCGGGTGCAAAGGCGCCCGTGAACTTGTAGGCCTCGCCCTTGAAGAAGAAGACGATGCCCTCCATCGCTGCGGCCAGGTTCTCAATGTTGCCCAGGCGAGCCATCTCGGCCTGCAACACCTCCATCGCCCGCGGGTGGCCGCTGGCCTCGATGGTCCTGATGGCACGTCCCAGGTCATGGCGTAGGCGGGCGACCTCCTCGTCTGACTTGGAGATCAGGGTCGAGTGCAGGCCACGCAGCACCTCGATGGCAAAGAAGTGGATCGCGCTCTCGATGGGAGCCATCCACTGGTCACGCAACGTTTCGCTGGCCTTGACGTAGGCCTGCATCGTCGCCTGCTGGTCCTTGGGCGTCTGCCGCTTGATGTCGACGACAGAAGGGGTGCCAGTGGCACACCGCTCGACCACCATCTTGTACACCGCGTCTGGGAGCTTCAAACGCCTGACATCGTCGGCAAACAGGTTACGTAGGTAGTCATAGACGGTGTCCCCGTCGTCGACACCCCCAGCTGCCATGGCCCCGTCGATCTGCGCCTCGGCTCTCCTCAGGATGCTGCCGTCGCCCAGCTTCTGCAACCGCAGCAACGCTGGCCCCCGCACCTGCCAGTCACGCTGGGTGATCGCGTTCTGCATTTGGTCGATGCGTTTAGTCAGCAGCTCGACGCCGCTGTCGTCGCTCGACTTCTCGACACCCGTGTCCTTGACGTCGTAGATGGGCCAGCCGTGGAAGACGATGTTGTTGCTGTCGTAGTTGATAGTGTTGGGTTCAGACGCGTAGATGATCTCCATGGAGTACCACCTGCGTCCGTCCCTGAAGACGTGGGCCCGGGTCTTCTCGTCCAGCACACCCAAGGCCTGGTTCAGCACCTTGAACGCCGCGCTGAAGGCGACCTCGATGTTCTGGTTGGGGCGGTCACGGAAACGCTTGGCCAGTCCCGCGGCATCCAGCCCGCCCGCCTTGATCTCACCACCGTTCCGAGCAGCCTTCAGGCCGTCGGGCGCCCAGGTGAAGACGAGATTCATGCCGTCGAGCTTCTCGCTGACCTTCTCGAGGTGCCCTTCAGCCGCGTTGGCCAGGACCTCCTTGATCTCGCCGAAGGTCAGTCCCAGGTTCTCGTAGAGGTGCTGGAGGTGCCCGGCAGCGCCGCCCATGGGGTCACCGCTTGTCTGTGCTGGTGGGTGCGGGGTTGTCGACTGCACCAGCGCGCTTCGCCGAGGCGAGCTCGCTCTTGAGGCGGCCGATCAGACGAGAGTAGTTGGCCCGCGCCTCGCTACCTCGCTTCTGTTTGTCACGGAACATCATCAGGTGCTCGATACGAGCCTCCAGGTCTTTGATGTGCTTGTGCGAGCCGTGCTTGACCCGCGAACCGTCGCTGATGTCAGCTTCCCTGACCCGTCTTTCGACGACGAGGTCGACGAGCTCCTCCAGGGGTGTCTTGGGGCTTGGCATCTTGCTTCTTCTCCCGTTCGGCCTTGTCAACGGCGTTGTTGAGGCTCCCCCATACATACATCCGAACGTGGTCGTCGTCCAGGGGCTGGTCTCCAAAGAGACCGTAGTGCTGCCTGAGGACGGCGATGAACTCCTCAGTCATCTGGACCTCCAGCTCACCGCCTTGGGGCAAAGTGATCTTGCGAACCTCGGCGACCCTCTCCTGTGGGAGCTGGGGGTGGTCAATCATCCCGGGATTGTACGCTCTCCAGCCGACGTTTTACACGTTTGGCCCAACGTTTGATACGCTTCTTGATGTTTTTCGCGCACGTTTTGTGGTACTGACGACCACGTGTCACCAGCAGGCCGAAGCCGTGTCGGTGAGGTTGCTCTTCGTTGTAGGTCCTCATCCGCCGCGCTTCTTGGGCACGATCGGAGCGGGCGGCGTCACGTCTTCTTCTTCGCCGCCACCACCGCTCGGTGCACCCGGCGGCTTGGGCGCTGCCTTTGAGGTCTCGCCCGGGCCCTTGATGATGTTGGGCTTCTTCTGGATGGTCTTGGGCTCGTTGCCCTTCTCCATGTCCACGTCAGCGGGCTTGGTCTCGGGCGACACTGCCATCTGGCCCGTGACCTCGCCCGTTACGATCTGACTGATGCCTTGCAGGAACGACATCAGAGCGGTGCGTTCGGGCTTCTT